CTACGGCCAGACGGCGCTCGAGAACCGCTACGGGGCGGGGCGGGCGATGATGGGCCTCGGCACGCAGCAGCAGCAGCTCTACCAGCAGTTCCTCAACGCGCAGCGCGAGGAGGACCTCCGCCGGCAGCAGTTCCCGCTCCAGCAGCTTGCGATTCGGCAGGGTGCGGTGTCAGCGAGTCCGTACAACGTGACCCAGACGGGGACGGTGACTGGCCGCCCGAGCTATTGGCAGATGGCTGGGCAGGTAGGAAGTACGGTTGCAGGGTTCTCCGATGAGACGATGAAAAAGAATATCTCCAGCATCAAAAACCCGCTCGACAAGGTGAATCGACTGAAGGGGATTGAGTTTGAGTGGGAAGACAAATACAAGGACGACGTAGAGGAGAACGGGCAAGAACCTAGCGGGAAGAGCATCAGCGTGTCTGCGCAAGACGTGGAAGATGAGATGCCGGAGGCCGTAATGCGCGCCGGTAACGGTAAGATGATGGTTGATTTTCCGCAGCTGGTTGGGCTACTCACCGAGGCAGTCAAGGAGCTTGACGCAAAGGTTGAGGGCAAGAAGCGCAAGGTGAATAAATAATGCAAACCTCTAGCGGGCCAATCGTTTTCAGCGCAGAAACAAACCCAATAATGCGCGAAATATCGAAGAAAAAGAAGGGAAGCCTCATGGACATCCTTGGGCGACTTTCTGGCGCTGAAACTGATGGCGAAGATGAAGAAGGGCTTTCTTCGTTCCTTGGAAGGCCGGCTCAAGGTAAGGGCATCGCTCCAGCGTATGACCCTAATAAATACTATGGCGGCTTATACAGTATGTATGGCGGTCGCAGGGTTCGCGGCGGCCTTTTAGGAGATTGACATGGCATTGCTTGATACATTGCGAAAAATCCCGAAGGCTATTGGCCGCAACCTTGAAAAAAACATCGGCGGTCTTTTAGGGGAAAGCCTAGAAAACCTTTCAGATGATGAGCGCAAGGCAATCCGCCGCCAGGCTGCTATGGCAGTGTTTGACGCTATGGCGCGTGGTACAACCCCTGCCGCCGGACTCGAGCGAGTCGCCGCAATGACTGGCGCCCGCCTTGAGCAGCGCGCAGCGAAGAAAAGGCAAGCGGAAGCCGAGGCAATGCTCCCAGACATCTCGAGCCGCATCCTTGGTGGCCGAACTGGCACCATGATTGAAGACGTTGGTGGTGGCCCTGCCGCGCCGCTAACCGCTCGCCGTGCACCGTCTGAGGCTGGTGCTCGAGAGGCGCTTGGCATGATGTATGGCACGCAGGCTGGCCGTGATATTGCGGCTGCTATGCCAGACCTCGCTAAGTTGGCTCAAGAGGGCATCTCTGGCCGCACGGTTGGCGGTGCGGTGTACAACCCGTTGACCGGGCAATTTGCACGGCCGCCTGAAGAGAAGGGGCCGAAGAAGCGAGTCGGCAGCGAAGACCTTGGCGATAGGGTGATAACGTACTTTGACGATGGCACGACCACCGTCAATATGAAGGGCATGGCGCCAACATCTGGAGTCTCTGGCCGCCCAGAACTTAGCAAGGACGAGCGTGACCGAATCTACAAGGCGCGAGACGCTATGTCTTCGTCCGCCGAAGTTGTTTCTGGACTGACTGAGGCACGCCGGCTTAGTGACGTTGCGTTTGAGGGGCCTATGGCCGGACTTCGCGCTGCTGGCGGCGCAGCTCTGCCGGGCAAGCTTGAACCTGCTGGCGCGCAGGAAACGATTGAGTTTGACACTCTGATTAGGCAGCAGGTTTTGCCGCAGCTCAAGCTCATCTTTGGCGGTAACCCGACAGAAGGGGAGCGAAAGATATTGCTTGACCTGCAAGGCTCGTCGTCCATGCCTCGCGCGGTTAGAAACCGAATCCTTGACCGTGCTATCGAAGCGGCCAACAAGCGCATGCAATCTTCGCAGATGGAAGTTGAAGACATCCTTTCTGGAACGTATTTCACACCTCCAAGCATGGGTGGTCGCGCTGCCCCTGCCGCGCCTGCTCCGGCTGCGCCGACAGCGCCAAAGCCTGACTTTGTGTGGCGCAACGGCAAGTTAGTGCCGGCCAAGTAAGGAGAACACAATGCCACTTGTATATGTAGAAGGTATTGGGAACGTCAGTTTCCCTGACGGGATGTCAGAGAAGGAAATGGAGCGTGCCATCAATAGCATGGTCAAGCAACGCTCGCAGCCAGAGATGGGCGGACTCGAAGCCTTTGGCCGTGGCGCTTTGCAGTCCGTAAAGGACATCGGCTATGGCGCACAACAGCTTGGCGCAGAGGCTGGCGAGCGTCTTGGCATGGTTGAGCCTGAGACCGTTGCGCGTCTTCGCCGTGAGCAGGACATAAGGGCGGCAGAGAATGCGCCTTTCATGGATAGCACAGCAGGCGCTCTCGGTTATGCCGCCGGCTCAATTGGCTCCATGCTACTGCCCGGTGCCGCGCTTGGCCGCGCTGCAGGATTGACTGGGCGGATTGCGCAGGGCGTATCTGCGCCGCGCACTCTGGCCGGCGCTGCTGCTGGCGGCGGCCTGCTTGGTGCGCTACAGCCAGTTGGCGAAGAGGAGTCACGCACAACGAATGTCGCAGCAGGTTCGCTCGGCGGCATGGCTGGGCAGGCCTTGGCGCGTGGCGTCTCGCGTCTTGCTGCGCCATCTAAGAGCATGCCGACACCGCAGGCGCAAAAGGCCATTGACAGGCTGCAAGCCGCTGGCGTGCCGGTGGACTTGGCCGAAGCAACTGGCTCAGAGAATCTGCGAGCAGTGCGTCGCTTCTTGACGGACAACCCGATTTCAGCGTCCACGATGAAGAAGGGACAAGAGGCCACGCAGACAGCGTTCAACCGCGCCGCTCTCAAGCTGATCGGCGAGCAGGGTGATGCTGCCGTTCCAGAGGTATTGGCGCGTGCGGATGACCGCATTGGCGCGGTAATGGATAACATCGCCAAAAACACTCGCGTCAAGGTTGACGGAAAACTGTTTGATGCAATGGCTCGGCTTGAGAATGAAGTTGGTATGCAGTTGTCGCCAGATGAGGCGCGTCCGCTGCTAAACCAAATCAACAACATTATCAGCAAGGTCGGCGATGACGGCGCTATTATCGGCTCGGCGTATCAAAACGCACGTCGATTGGCTGGCAACCTTTCTGCTAAGCCAGGCGTATCCCCGCTTGCGAGAGAGTTGCGCGAGGCGCTGGATGATGCGCTGCAAGGCTCCGCCAGCAAGGCTGAGGTTGACGCCATTAAGCTGGCGCGCAAGCAGTATCGCAATCTAATGCGCATTCAGGAATCCATTGGCACCACCGAACTAGGTGACATCAGCATTCCGCGTCTGGCGCAGGCTACGTCCACCAAGCGCGAGCGCGGAGCGGCGCTGATGAACCGTGGTGACGCCGAGTTAGCTCGCCTTGCTCGCAGTGCAAACACGATGCGAGACGCCTTCCCGCAATCAGGCACGGCTCCTCGAGCAGCTCTACAAGCATACGGTCAGGCGCTTGCGCCAGGCTTGGCTGGCGCTGGCTATGGCGCGATGCAGGGCGAGACGCCAAGCGATGCAGCCTTGATGGGACTAACTGGCGGCATCCTAGGTCTTGGCTTGCCAGCCGGTATGGCTCGCGCATACCAGAATCCAACGCTGCGCAACTACATACTCAGAGGTGCTGGAAGCAATCAGTTGCGCGGCCTGCTCGCGAGTGATCCGCTGCGCGGCGCTGCGACTTACGCTGGATCTGCCTTGAGTCGTTGATTTTAGTAGCCGGAGAAACAACAATGGATCTCTTCGAGATTTTCACCCGCGCATGGCCCGTGATCCTGGCGCTCATCACGCTGATTATCGTGCTGTCAAAGTTAGACTTGCGCGTGGCGGTTCTCGAAGAGAAGGTAAAGACGTTGTTCGATCTCATTAATAAGGGGCGGCAGTAACATGGAAACACTGCTTGGCGGTATCTTCGGCGGCGTGCTGCGCCTTGCGCCAGAGGCGCTCAAGTTCTTTGACGCCAAGAACGAGCGTGGGCATGAGCTCAAGATGCTCGAGGCAGAGATGAAGTTCGCCCAAGTTAAGGGCGAGATTGCCATGAAGCAAACTGAGGCGCAGATGACGATGGCCGAGGTTGGCGCTATTGAGCAAGCCTTTAAGGAGCAAAGCGCTACCGCTCAGGCTGCCGGCTCTATCGTGGCGGCAATCTCAGCGCTGGTGCGGCCGCTGACAACGTATCTTTTCATCTTCGCTTATGCCTCCGTAAAAGTGGCCTCCTTCCTGATTGCGCTCGAGCAAAACGGGGATTGGACAAAGGTGGCCACCACAATGTGGGGCGCCGATGACATGGCCGTGCTGAATATGATTCTCAGCTTCTGGTTTGTCGGTCGCGTCTATGAACGCACCAAGAATTGACGAAGCGGTAGAAATCGCGGCAGGGCTATGCAGGCATTTTGAGGGGTTTAGAAGCAAGCCGTATATCTGCCCTGCTGGGTTCCCTACGCAGGGGTACGGAACGGTCTATAAACCCGATGGTACTCGCGTCACCATGGAAGACCCGCCTATCTCTAAGGCGCAGGCCGATGAGTGGCTTCTGTCCGAACTGCGGTCAAACTATGGCGCAGGCGTGCTCAAGGCCAGCCCAAACCTCATAAACCACCCAAGAGTATTGGCGGCAGCCATTGATTTTGCTTACAATCTTGGTGTCCCGAGATACCGAGCCAGCACGTTACGGAAACGAGTGGAGGCAGAGCGATGGGACGAGGCAAAGGAGCAGCTGATGCGGTGGACAAAGGCCGGCGGTCGAGAGCTGCCAGGGCTGGTTCGCCGTCGCAAAGCGGAAGCGAGCCTCCTCCCGTAAGGTCTAGCCGCGACGGCACGCCGCGCCATTTTCAGTTAGCGGCCCACACCATCAACATTCGGATTGTCAGCCCTAACCGTTGGAAACACGGCAAGGATTGCGTGGGTATTTGGCTGCCAGATCAGTACCGTATTGAGATAGTTTCTAGTTGCAGAGGCTCTAATCGCGCCCAAGTTCTATGCCACGAGGCAATACACGCCATGCTTGATATTGCAGGGCATGATGACCTGTCGCGTGATGAGCAGCTGGTGGATCGCTTGGGACACCTGCTGGCACAGATGCTCACTACCCTAACGGAATGAAGCGCCACCTTATCATCCCAGACGCGCAGGTTAAGCCAGGCGGGCAAACCGAGCATATTAAGTGGGCCGCCCAGGCAATCATTGAGTACCAGCCGGACGTGATCGTATGCCTCGGCGACTGGTGGGATCTCCCCTCGCTCAATAGCCACGCAGAGAAAGGCAGCGCGGAGCTTGAGGGTGCGCGCTATCAGGAAGACATCGACGCCGGAAACAAGGCTTTTAAGCTACTCGACAGTTTACTTAAAAAATCGCGTAAAAAGACGTGGCAGCCAAATCGCGTATTTTTAGAAGGCAACCACGAAAACAGAGCAAACCGCGTCGCAAAAAACGACCCAAAGTGGCAGGGGATTATCGGATCGCAGAACTGCCAAACTCTTGACTGGGAGCGGCACAGATTCTTAAAGATAGTTGAGATCGACGGAATCGCGTATTGCCACTATTTCGCCAACCCGTTCAGCGGAAAGCCAATCGGCGGAACTATCGTGAGCCGACTCAACAACATCGGCAAGTCGTTCGTCCAGGGTCATCAGCAGGGGTTTTTGTACGCGAGCAAGCAGTATCCAGACCATGTAAAGCACGGACTTGTCGCGGGCCGGTTTTACCTAGAACACGAATCATACCGCCCTGACGACGTGCAGGCATCGGAGTGGAATGGGATAGTCGTGCTTAATGGAGTGCGTAAGGGCGACTACGACCTTATGCCACTGCGCATGGATTACTTGCGCCGAAAATACGGGTAGACCGTCAAGGCTCCTTGACGAATTGACTTTCTGCAATTCGCTTCAACTCGGCGACCTCTTCCTCGAGTGATTGTATTTGGCCTAGGTACCATTGTATTCGCTCGCGCATCTCGCGTATCTCCTGGCGATATTCCGTCTCAGTGTGACTCCTTGCGTCCCACTCTCGCTGCCACGCCCCAGGAGGGCTAATCCTGTCAATTGTCATATATGAACCGGCTGTCGCGACGGGGCCGGTGCTCCGAAGTGATGGGCGCGACTCCTGTGGGGGAACTAAATATCTTTCTCGCAACCCTCAACAACGTGCGCGGCCTTCGTGCAGAACCATGCGGCTTTACGCAAGTCTTGCGCGTAGTCATCCTTGCGGCCAGCGCGTGACATATACTTGATGGCCGACCCGCGACAGTAGGCGACCATACCCTCATCACCAAGTACGGCTTGGATGTAATCAATCGCCTCAATCTCATAACCGTCCGGCAGCTTCAAGTGATAGTGCTGAGGACTGTTTACCGGGTCGCCGTCGTCACCGCGCAGCAAGTCGTCGATTTCGTCTTGAGTTAGGCTGATGGCTTGTTGCAGTCTGGTTTTCATGCCGCCCTCTTCTTGAGTTTTTCGTTTAAGTCATAGAGTGCGCGAAGGTGCAGGAACGCAGGCCACGCATCGTCATCGAGCGACGGGTAGAAGTGGTGGCCGAAGTCACCGTTCTCCTTACTGAAGCGCAGCAGGTGATACCCGCCGTCGATCTTGTTTCCGGTCGTCTCTTCGTAGGCTTTCGCATACGCCGCAAGCTGGCACAAATACTCGGGCCAGACCCCGTTGCTGGTCTTAAAGTCTCCCAGCACCAGCTTGCCGTTGAGCTTGCCGATGAAGTCGAGCGTACCGCCGTAACGGTGCGCCTCGCTGATAACCTGCACCTCACAGTCCACGATCTCGAGCTGCGTACCCTTGCACCAGAACTCAAAGGCCGAGTAAGCCGACGCGGCCTGCGCGCGGAACGTCGCCTTATCGTTGACCGTATCCTCTTCTAGCGCCCTCTCAAGCACCAGCATCGGCTCATCACCCTTCACCCACGCTTCGCACATGCTGTGTACGCAGGTGCCGATGGCGAGGATGTCGCTGCCCTCGTAGAGGCCAGAGGGGGCAGGATTGCCCTGCCCCTCCAGCACGCCATGCTCCCGGCCTGTCTTGTACGCCCAGTTAATAAGCGCACCCGGGTCTTTTATTTTCAACACTGTGGTGACGGAGGGAATCTTCTTCCCATCCGCCGCACGATACCCTTGGCGTGGCGTGGGCATTAGAACACCACCGCATCATCTTTGAACTCTTCAACCACCGCGGCAGGCGCCGCCGCCTTCGCGGATGGGGCAGGCTTTGGAGTGTCAATGATTCGGCTCGCGATCTTGTCCTGCACCCACTCCGGCAGCTTGTCAAATACGTCCGGGTCTGGCGAGTCTGTCGAGTAAATCAGACCCTCTCCCTCAAGCACTGGCGCTGGCATACCCTTTGGCAGCGGCATGATGCTAGTTAGGTTGGCGTATGTTTTTTCGCCCTTAACGCTGTGCGTTATATTGATGAAGGCCGGCTTCCCAAGTACGTTGGCAAGGTCAAACCGCTTCAGCTCTTCCGGCGTAAACGCTTTTCCACGCCATGCCTGGAGCAACTGCCGCAGGGTCGCCTTCTCGTTAAGGGACATCCCAAGCGTGCGAGAGATTACAGCGGGCAGGCTCTTCGTCTCGCCATTCTTCGTGATTTCCACGCGCTCGCTAGGAATCTGGAATCGAACCATCAGCGTGCGCTTCGGAGCAAACTGCCCGCCGGGCGATGGCTGCACGCCCAAGTCCACGATCATGTCGCACACTGCCGCGTAAGCGCCAGCCTCAAGAGGCTTTCGCTCAGGATAGTTGCCACCACCAGATGCAGAAATAATCAAGCTCATGTGTATTTACCTTTGTTGCTACGGTTCACCAGTAATCTTGGGTGCCACGACGGCTTGCCCAGTTTGGCGGGGGAACCTGCCGCCAAGTCTCTTCGAATTTGCTTCGTGTCGCTCGACGCCAGCCGCGGTCGCGCAGCCAATAGTAGATACCTGCCGCGATGTATCCTATAAATAACATTACCAATGCCCCCGCCACTGGGCCGCTCATGTTTGATCCTCAGCTGAAAACCAATCCGATTGGCGGCGCAAAAACGTCGGCCATTCGGGATTCTTGTTGCAGAATGAGCGATCCTCTATGAGAACGTGATTCGTAGGCTGTGCGGTAAAGCGCCCGTTCTCGAGTTGCAGCACATAGAACTCTTTGCTCTGCTCAGGCTCGGCGCTGAAGGCGTCAGCGACCGGCACGATGGTGAAGAGGTACATCCCGCGATGTTCGTCGCGGTTCTGCAGTCGCACCCGGGCGTTCATGCTGGCGAGAAATGGGTACTCGAGCACGCTGAACTGGTAGCCGTAGCAGTCCCACGTCTGGGCGTCGCTTGGCATCCAGTTGCCATCAACGTCTTGTCGAGAGGCCAGCTGGTGCAGCCCGACGTTGCGGTACACGGCACCGCTCTCGAGCATGACGTGGCAGCCGAGTGCGCGACCTGGAAACGATGTGATGCCAAACCAGACGCACTTGAGCCAGTCGTGGCGGCCGCATGAGTTGGGCTCGAGCCAGACGTACTTGTGTTGCGGTAATGGGCCGCTGTGGGTGTAAAGACTCATTGTGTGTTTCTCTTAGCTCACCACTCGTGCGGGTTCGCTATTGCGTAGACTATCGCAGAGACGGCGATGACGCCGAAGACCTGGGCCAAGAAAAACCACTCTTCACTGGTGGCGTAGCCGACGATGAGATCGTACATGGTGTGCTACCTCTTGGCGTTAAGCGCTGAGATTGAACGCTTCAGCGGCGCCCAACCGGCTCACGGTATCGCGCACTACGTCGCAGCAGTCCTCAAGCGTATCGCGCTTGCTCCATGTTTGCTTGACGCCTTGGACGTACCACACATAGCCGCCAACCACCTGACGCGCGTAGCCGTCAATTTCACTAATGTCAATTTGATTGGTGTTGATGCTCATGCTTGTCTCCTTCTATCGCTTTTGGGTGTCTTAATGAGGGGCGGCTTACGCCGCCACATCGGTGCCAGCCTGGACTCGCTTAATGGCGCGAACCAGGGCGTCGTTCAACGTGTTGCTCTTGCCGGTGCCGCGCACGTCTTTGCCATTGCCAACTGCAAACGCGGCAACCATGTATTCACCTTCGCGGCCATACTTGTTACCAAAAAAGTCAAAGTCAGTTCCGGCAATGTTCAGGGAAACGTGGTAGAACGTTTCGCCGCCGGCCGAGTGTTTCTTCATCTTGATCATTCTGGTTGCCTCTTCTATCGCTTCTGGCCCGGCACCGCGCCGTCCATGGAAGAGATAATACATGGTCTGTATTGGATTACAACCCCCCGGTGTAAATATTTTTTACCGCTTCACAGCCGCCTATCCCTGGTTGTAAGATGGGCGCATGAACAAGAAGATCACGCCGCAGCAAGCGGCAATCATCCACGCCGTGGACAAGTCAGGCGGGCAGTCTGCACTTGCGCGGAAGTTAGGTATACGGCCCCAGGCCGTGCAGAAGTGGTGCGCCAAGGGGGTTATCCCTCCAGTGAGGG